TGAGCAGTGTATGAATTTATTTATCTTAGCATATCGTAACAATTGTGTCAACACATGAGTATATTTACCTAAATACCAATCAGTAAAAATAATGACAGTTATAAGTTTTACTTATGTTCTAGGTAAAGTGGGACTTATAACGTTGGTATAAATGTATTTGTCAAACTTATGTCGGTAGTTGAGTCTGTAAACAAGTCTTGTTACCTTCTGCAACTCCTCAAGCAATGGTTTTGTATTGTTATATTGCTCCAAGTGACCTGCTTGTGGATGTAATTTATTTCTAGACATCTTATTCTCAAAATCAATTCCTACCTCTGGCCACACCCCTTTATCCCTCGGTTCATGCACATTCCACTCTAATTTTGTAAGTTGTCTTGCAGTATCAAAAGATATTTGATCTCTATTAGGTCCTATCAATGAATATTTCCACCACAAATTATGAAACTCATACATCTCTGGTTCTATTGTTCTCCATATAGAAGCTAATACAGGACTACAATAATCTTTGAAATTATATCCTAGTTTCTTGATCGTATTAGTTATTTCCATAACATCTTCATATGTATTGAAAGATGCCACATAACCTTCCATTACTTCTTCAATGTATGTAAACTTAAAGAAGTGTCTCATGTGAGTACGTTTATGTTTAGTAAAAATATTCTTACACCATTCGACGTACCTTTTAGTCATCACATAACAACCATCTATCCACACAGTTTGTGATCCATCTGGAAATAACTTGTGTGGATTTATTTTTGCATAAGCAGATAATCTACGAGGACACTCATGCTCAATAGGTATTGATCTCTCCTCCCACGGTGAAGGAACATCAACTGTACCATCAGTAAAACAAACATACTGTACTTCCGAATCATAATAATGATTTTTAGGTATAGTATCATAACCATTTGTAATGCATGTGTATATTATCATCTCCACCTCTGATACAAACCATGAACCATATGTAAGTGTGGATAGTTCTTACGAAAATATTTTGAGTGATCTCCAAATAACCATATCAAATCAAGACCTGGTTCAGTAAGTATAGCAGCACGGTATCTCATCCTTTTACTCAACTTTGTTATCTCTGCCAATTTATCTACAGTATCATTTGGATCTTTTAGTTTGCCTCCATACTTTCCACCCTTGTTTTTCCACCACACACCATCAATAGGATTAGCGTCTGACCATCTATCAATAGTTTCTCTACATGGAAGGTAGGTTATATCAATTTTTGTTTCTTGTAGTGCAATATCAAAAGCAAGTTGATCTCTTTTACCACCTATCATATACCACTTCCACCATGATTCATTCAAATCTTCTTCATCTCCCTTCCTCCATATCACTGTACCCAATGGAGAATAATATTTACTGAAATTGTATCCACTTTCTTTTGCTTTCTGTGTTATAGTGATCACTTCATTTTCTGTGCAAAACCCTCTGTTGATATACTCAGCACACTCCTCAAGGTATGTGTGTCTGTGTGGGTGCTGCATAATTGATGTGCCTTGATTGGATATAATTTCTTCACTCAATCTTATAAAATCATCGTTGATTGTGTGTAATTTAGACCCGTCAATGTAGACACTTGGTTCATCGTATGGGCATTTTATTTTTGGCACTCTAGATGATCTTATTGGACACCCAAGATCATTGATAGGATGACCTATCCAAGGTGCAGGTGGATCTACAATACCATACACATGATAGCTAGCACCACTAGGTAAATCGCAATAGAGGTCAACATAATTATTTGTAATGCACGTATAGATTATCATATTATATTATACTTTCCCATGTAAAATTCATGGTCGGGATACTCTGTGTATAATCTATGATTCAACCCAGTTATTTCACTCAACTCATTCAACAACTCATCCTTTCTTAAATATTGTTTTATATCACCCCTTTGTGGGTGCATCCCCTTTCTTCCCACCTTATTATAGTATCCTAATGGCACACCTGAATCAGTTCTACGTTCAAGAACTGATGGTAATTTGATACCAGATTCTTTGAGTGCCATGTCGTATGATATTTGATCTCTGTTACAACCTATGAGAGACCACTTATACCACGACTCATTAAATTTTTTCATCTCAGGTGACAAAGTTCTCCATACTATTGTTCCTAAGGGACTTGCATATGTTCTAAAATTATATCCAGTATCTTTGAGTTTTTTTGTAAGTTGTATCGCATCATCATAACTGAAGAAGGCACAAGTAAATCCTTCAAGCATCTCATCAAAGTATGAGAATTTTGATGCATGTCTCAACATAGTAAATGGGAAACAAATTGTGCTTCTTTTTATAAATTGAAAGGTATGTCTATAGCACCCATCAATCCATATCGTGTTAGATCCATCAGGAAAAAATAAGTGTGGATTTGCTTTTGGATAAAATGATAATCTTCTTGGACATTCCTCATCATGATAATCTCTTATGTCAATATATTCCCATGGTTCCACACTCGTATCAACTGTACCATCATGAAAACAAACATATCTTACATCAGGATGATAGTAATTACCTTTAGGAAATTGATCATATCCATTAGTAATGCACGTATAAACAATCATATCTTTTGGGTCAGTATGTTTGTTCATTTCAAATGGAGTGTACTTGACACAAGCATATAATTTATTTGAAAATAATAATTCAGATTTCTCATAGAAAATAGATCTAATTTCATCAATAAAATCTATCCTCTCCTTGACAGTAGGATTAGTATGTAAATTATATGATTCTTTATAATCTTTCAGTCTGTTTATTCTTTTTCCCATCTCTAATTTTATCGGGACTCTATGTATTTTGAATGAGAGTGGTGATTTATATCTCACACTCATGAGATACTCAGCGATAGAACTAGAGATCTGATCTCTATTCACACCCAAGTCATACCACTCTCTCCACAACTTGCACCAATCTATTATTTCTACAGTTAGTTTTCTCCATATAAGACTGTTGATTGTTTGGTCATAGTACTTGATAGGATAACCAATTTCTTTTATCCTCTTACACATTTCAAGTATCTCATTTTTTGTAGAGAAACCACACTCATATAATTTTTGAAACTCCGCAAATAATGTTCTTGCATCAGGATGTTTCTGCATGACAAAATCATTCTTATCAAATAATTCTCTAGATAAATTTACAATAAAATCTGATATTGTGTAGCATGCATCAAACCATACGGTACATTCATTAGCATCAAAGTATAAATCAGGTCTATGTTTAGGATGATATGATTTACTAACAGGACACTCTACATCTATCTCTAGTTTTATATACTCATACCCCTCAACTTTTGGTTTATCTCCATCATAAAAACATACAAATCTAGCATCAGTTACAGGTGGTGATTCTAATCTATCATAACCATTTGTTATGCTAGTATAAAAAATCATTTATTCAAATTGAATTGTCTTGGAGTTATATTACCTGCTTTCTCAGAAATTATTCTTTCAGTTACTTGACCTGGCTCACGAGAAAACCATCCTGTTGCAATGTATTTTGATATGTCACCAGTGAGAAATGCTCCTCTATGCATATGAGTATAGGTTGCTGGCCACAAAACTACTGTTCCTTTTTTTGGTTGTAGTGAAAGTTCTTGATGAAAGAAATCTGTACCTCCACCACTCTCATATGGTATGTCATTGAGATATACCATCCATGTCAATACTCTATCTCGATATAAGAAACTACCATTTTCTGAATGCCATATGTGATACCCACCACCAGAGTTTGTTTTTTGTATCTTACAAGTCCAAGAAGAAACGGGGTCACATGAATCAGTTATTATACCACTATATTTTTGTGCATATATTTCAAAGCATGCACCAACTCCTCTGTTTATTTCCATTGCCATGGAAGAGTCTGCAATTTCTAGGTACAATTGTTGGTCATTTCTATGTGATGCATTGTTACTGAATTGTTTTTTACCTTCACTAACTGTATTCAGTTTCACCTCACGACCTTCAAACTCAGTGACTTTGGTTTCACAATCCTCACCTAGAATATATTTTTTATGATGCCAATATTCAAAAGAATCTATAACTGAATCACAAAAATCCCACTTGAAAAAGTTATCAAATACACCGATGGCACCATGGTCAACCATACCTGTAAACTCAGGTTGTTTGAAATCATCTGATAGCACTACTTTAGGTACCATGTTTTGCTTCCTCCTTTCCTTGATTTATGTAAACTACTGGTGGTATTCTACCACAGTATTCATCTAATTGCATTACTTCTTGTATCTTTACATCGGCACCCTGCTCTCTCCAAAAATCAGTGAGTGCATGGTTACTATTCTTGTGGAAGATTTCTATATGTTCTTCATGTATTGCAGAACCCATGTCTAATCTATAATTGAATAGTGGTGTGGAATATGATTTACCACTGTCAAGAATCAAGTCTTCGGAGACTGCTCTTGGTCTGATGTTTTGGTCGATTTTCCATTGCGATCCTCTGCTGTGAAGTTTGAGAAGTTTAGTTGCATGATGACGAGTAATAAGGTAGCAAGCAGCAGAAAAGTCATTTATAAATCTTTGATGTAGTTTTAAAGTTATACCATTAGGATTTATAATTGTCAATTGCAAACAATCAAAACATATTGGTACTCTTTTTCTCACTTCTTTCCATGTAAAATTCCAATGACCTGCTAATGATAAATCAACATCATCTTCCATGATGCAAATTTCATCATAGTCAGTTTCTTGTACAAAATATTTGAGTGCACTTAGATGAGACATAACACATGCTATTTCACCATCATTCATACTTGGTGGTACAGTTCCCTTGAGGTATGACTCATACTCAGCACCATCTATACCAGATATTCTATGGTGATTTTTTAAGTTCCAGTAGTCAAACTGCTCCTCCATATATTTTTTTCTCTCAGGAAATCTATCAAGATTTATCCACAAGATAGGAGGAAAATTTGATAACTTATGTACGGCTTTATTTTTATCCATTTCTTCTCTTCATATATTCAACATCTTTATAATATTTGGCAAGAGATTTCTTACCTTTTATTTTTAATGACTCCCATAATGCTTTATTGTCTTCACAATGTGGATTATTGAACCATGAGTTTTTAGTTCTACCATGTTCTAAATGAAAAACATAATCATTTAGTCTTGCTACACTACTCAGTAAATTGAATCTATGATATCTTTCATCATCTTCGTATCCATATGCTATAAAGTTTTCATTCTCTGCACCTAAATTTTTATATTCTTCTGTGTCAACAAATTGACAGAACCCATACTTAGCATCCCATTGTCTTATTTTACCATTGAATGATTCAAAATTGAATCCACTATTGATGAAATTTGTAACCTCTTCATCTCCAACATGACATTGCATTTGATAATCACCATATCCATATGGATATACAATCTTGACAGGTTTACCACCAACAGAATCAGGATGTGTCCATCCCTTTGTTATCATATTTGATGCACTAATATAAGATTCTAAAGGTAAAAGAATATCACTATCATAATTTACAGTGACAGGTGTATCAACTTCCCACAACATATCATTTAGTATCTTTGTTCTATGAAATGTAAAATCATCACTCTGTTCAAAAACATGATGAATACATTGTAGCATCTCAGGTTCTAACGCACCTTTTAGCATAGGAAGAACATGTTTGATGTATACAGATTCTTTATCTACTTCTTTGACTACGATTTTAGTGTCTAATAAACGAGTCAGGTATATCAAAGTCGTCACTATGTTTCTCATTCTATCAGCAGTCTCTATGCGTAGTGGAATGATGAAAGTGGTGTTCTTCAACTCAAATCTTTTTACAATTTTACCTTCAATAATGTCTGTCATAATACCTCCCAGTTATCACAGTATAGATCAGATGTGTCATGATTTTTAGTATACCCTACACCAAACCATTTTTTTGGTGCAATGATTCTCTTGTTAGGATTCTTACTCAACCATGATCCCCACCATGAGAATGATGAGTTAGCAATAATAAAATCAGAACACATACTCATCATGCACAGGTCTGCAACATTGTCACCACCTTCTGAGATAAGGAACCTGTTATCAGGGAACTCAGAACTACACCATTTAGGATCGTCAGAAAAAATAATAACTGTGCGAGTGTTATCAAACTTTGACAATGCAGTATCATAATATTCTTTGGGGCAAGGTGGGTGGTTGTCACAGTTCTGTATGTAGTCACCACGTCTTACATGTAGTGCTATAGGATCATCAACAGTAGAGATCATATCTTCACATGGAACTCTGATTTCATTCTTGAACTCAAAGTCTTGTCTTATATCCTCTTCTATAATATCAAAATATTTTGTGCTCTGCAAATATGCATAGACATTATGTCCATCTGGCATATTGTCGTAGAGATTTTGATCGAAATGAAAATGTGCTTCTTGCACATAAGGACCTGCACATACACCTATGTTTGTAAGTCCTTTGAGTTTGAATGCCTCAAATAATTGATGATCATTCCATTCATCTTTGAATTCACTCTCTGGTATCATGAAATCGAAACCACGGTGAGCAGCAATACCTCTAAGTCCAGCATACTGGAACATCTGATTGCCTAG